GTTTGATAAGTATCTTCGTTTACGTAGGTTTTACTTTTTGTCATTGATAGCTCCTCTTAAAAAACCTTCCCATTCTTGAGCTTTCTTTCCCCAGTTGTAAAATCTTTTATAAAACTTTTGTTGATTTTCTAAATGATTCTGTATGTAATCTTCATGTAAATAATCAGCTGCAATTTTTATAGCTGAAGCGAAATCTCTAGCCATTGATTCATAATTATCATTATAAGTAATATATACTGGCCACTCAGAGCATGTCTCATACAAAGCACCTAAATTGTTTGTTATAACATGTACTCCTGCAGCTAATGCTTCCATAGCAGATACGCATGATGTTTCTTCAAATATACTTGGATACACATATAAATCATAATCAGTCATATGTTCTAAAATATATTCATTAGGTTTATAACCAATATAATTTACATTAGATAATTTTTTAGCTTGTTCATATAAAGGTTTAAATTGTTCATCATTTACTTTTTTAAAATCTTTTCCATACACTTCACATGATGAATAAACATCCAATGTAATATTAGGATCTTTTATTTCTTGCATTGCACGTAACAATACATTTAAACCTCTCCAAGGTGTATTGTGGTGAATTATTTTTATTGGATCACCTTTTTTATATACTTTTCTTTTTGGAAAATTATTAGTTCCATTTTTAATAACCATAGATCTATCGGTTGGTATATCAAAGAAGTATCTAAATTTTTCATAATTCCAATGAGAGTTAAATACATACCAATCATATTGTTTATGATTTGACTTATCCATAAACCATGGTGCAAGATTAGGCTGATCATAAGAATTCTTTTGCCAGAGTATATTTACTTTGTCTGGATCAATTGGAACTTTACCAGGAATAGAAGTACATATCTGTACTTGATCTAGTAATTCTTTTGGAACATGCTTTTCAAGCATTTCCATTTGTATTTCAGTTGCGCCTCTAGGCTTCATTATTTTTTTGTTTTAGCGCCCATACTAATTCTTGTTACTTTGATTTCTAAGTCTTGTCTAAAATCTTCAGTAGTTGTATCAGTATTAGGATCTGCTACATCAGCATCGAAATCTTCTTTACTAGCATATACTTTACCAGTTCTTTTATGTTTTATAATTTCTTTTGCTTCTGCAGGTATTTTAATTAAATCGCTCATCCTTTTCCTTGTCTATTATATTTTTTATTATGTTGCAACTTCTTTTTTTTATTAGGACTCTTTGTGTGTCTTCGAGGTCGTTTTCTAGGTTTTGGTCTAGGTACGTAATGCGTAAACTTTTGTTTAGCCATTCTGGTCTTCTCTAGAAATTTCTAATATTGAACATACTGCAGTAACACTTGTAGTATCACTTGTCTCCAATGTCAATGCATCGTTCTCTTCTAGAATGATTGGTCCTTTAGCTATGTTACAAATAGTGGGTCCAGTGATGGATGCATATGCAATTAGATTAGAAGTATTTGAATTTGAACTATCGTTTATTTTTGCTTTTACTACTTTACTTCCAGCCTCATTAGTAACTTGTATGTTTTGAACAATACCCCTTCCATTTACTGGAGCAGTATAAACTGTTACAGCTGCAGTAGTTGTTCCTGTAAAGAATGCGTTTTTATATATATTTGCCATTATGTTAAATCAACCCATTTTAAATTGCCAAGGACATCATCATTAGCCGATGCTCCTTTAGCACATAAAGTTAATGTATCAGAAGTTCCACTAATTGTCTGTCCTAATTGATACTCAAAATTAAACCCATCTCCAAACGAAATAGAATTAGATGCTTTACCTGAAAGATACGCTTTACCAATAATTGTTCCACCTGTTATTGTTGTAGTTCCCGTTAAATCATATTCTACATTATCAGAATAACTAGTATAAGAAAATGATACAGATGGTGTAGCATTTAATCTTAATTGTACTTCAAAATCAGAATTAGATATAGCTGACGCATCAAATCCTTGAGATACAACAACTGCGTAAGGTCTTGATGATTTTAATCTAATAGTCGCTAGGTTATAAAAAGTTCCAGCTGATGTTAAATTAACACCTCCAAGAGAAGCTGTGCCAATCATTTGTTGTATTCCAGATGGGGCATACCCTCCTTCAATCATGGTTGTGGAACATACTTGTTGTAGTACTGCTGCGCCACTAATAGTCCCTGTAGTTTCTATTTCATATCGAATTGGAAGATTAGCTGTTTGCATATAAACAGTTGATAGACTATTTGCATTTTTAAATGTATGAGCAACAATAAAAGACCCATCAATTACAAAACCAACTCTTACAGCTCCCATACCTAACCACTCGTAGTCAGTAAACATGATTGTTGCTTTAGTTGGATCTAATGTATAACCAGATGTACCTGTTCCATCTAACTTATCTCCATTCCAAGATGATTGTGCTACATCGTTATCTACTGCAGATCCTGTTACATATGTTCTTCTTACTATCTGATAACCTGTTCCTGTGTCTTCAAAAAATATTCCATTATTTGCATCAAACATTCCAACACGTTGTTCTAAACCAGATTCTTGTGCATTCATTACAAATGTATTTAAATTTAATAATGACTTACCTGGTTGATAAGACATTACTCTTTTTGATTGTCTGATAACTTTATCACCACTAGCTGTGGTTACATTTAAATTAACTGTAGATTTATTAGAGGTATAAGTAACTGTCCCAGATCCTGTTAATGATTCATCAAAGAGATTGTTCTTTGACATTACATTTGTAGAATCAAATATAGTTAATGGATTAGATACTCTTTGTCTTCCAAATGCATCTGTCCCTGTCCCACCAGGAGTAATGATTACATTATTGGGTTCAGTGTTAACATTGTTACAAGACATTAATTAGACCTCATATTAAACCAAGTAAATCGTTCTATCTCTTGTTTTAAATCTTCTTGAAATGAAAAGTTTAATTGGTTCTTTAATGTTTCTAAAGATGCATTTAACTGACGTTGGTTAGTTGCATCATATTGTTCTTTAGGTTCTGGAATTTGTACAGTTATCTTAGCCATTATCTTCTTCCATCTGGTTGTATATCTATTCTAAATAAACCTAATCTCCAGTTTTCATCAGTCGAATCATTTTCTATTTTAAGTGCAGCTAATCTTGCTCTAGCCCTTGTGTCTACTTTTTCTGTACTTGAATTTACAGTAAAGGGTCCGAGAGGCGAGGAGCTTGCAGTATTACTCGGGTAATCTCTTAAATTAAACGTAACTTTAGCATTACCAGCTAAAGTTTTAAAATCTGGAATAAACCTTCTAATTTTTATAAACACTTCTCCATCTCCTTGATCATCTAAATCGAAATCACCAGATTCGATATAAGCTTGTATAGCAGTTTTATTACCTGCAAAATCTACTTCATTAACACCTGTTTCATGTTCGTAATATGTTGAGGCACCCTGTGATGAGGATATACCATTTACTATTGGATAAGTTGGTGTAACATTTTCTGTAAATTCTGTCATATAAGGTTTATCATAAATAGATGCGTCTGCTCCAGAAGTTCTTGCAAGAGTTCCAGTAACCCAGGTGCCTTCTGCATAATTGTAAGTTACTACTCTATCAACTGCATCTGAGCCAGACTTAGGATAAAACCAAGATATTTCTGAAAACAAACTATTATGCACTGCACATACTTGTTCGCCTGCATTTCTATTAATACCTAAATTATTTCCAGTTGTCTGAAATACAAAGTCTTCAACCAAACATGGTAGTTTTTTAACAGTACCATCATAGACAAAAAATCCACCTTCATCAGATATCCAATACACAGCACCATCAACAAACACAGATGCGTGTTGACCAATCAAACCACAGTTAGCACCTACTTGTCTAATTGAGAATGTAAATGGTGGACCAACAAACTGCGTTACGTATGCAGCAGTGTTGGTGTGGATCATAATATAATCTTTACCTTTGGTAGCTCCAATAATTTGTGTACCATTATCAATTCTAAATGTTCCTGCAGTATTTATAGAAGTTGGTTGATAATCAGATATATCTTCTTGATCTGAAAATCTTATAAACATTTTATCTTGTGTAGACGTATCCCCAATTGTTGTTTCAGTTCCTAAATGAAATAAATGTCTATCTTGGTCTGATACAATTGTCATAACTGATTTAGTAGGATTGTTAGCAACTGATGATGCTCTAGTTGTTAAAGCTCCAGTCCCACTTGCTTGAATAGGTAGCCATTGAAAAGTTCTTCCATTATGTATCGTTGCAATTAAATTTTGTCCAAAATTATCTAAAGACCACATACCAGGATCTAGGAATATATCGGTTGCCGTTCTAGGTGTACCCCATGTACTTGTACCCCATTGGCCAACACCCCAACCAAAAGCAGGACTTTGAAATATATCTCCAATTCTAATGTAAGGAAGTGGATCTAAAGTACCGTCATTAGTAGCTCCAGTTCCTGTTTCAGCCGATGGCATTTGAATAGTAAAAGTTGTAGCACTTGGAACTGTTTTAACTTCAAATAATACATCATTAAAATCTCCAGAAGTATAATTGGTTTGACCACCGGTAAAAGAACCTGCATTTTCAAAAGTAACAATATCTCCAACTTCAACACTATGGGCTGAAGTTGTTGTAATAGTAACTGTTGTTGATCCGTTAGTTGTTGTTATATCTGCACCAGTAGATTGTCTGTCTGGATCTATAGGAGTAATATCATAAAAGCTACCATCATAGTAAATATACAAACATCTGTTTGTGCCTATAGCTGCATACTTACGACCATCTAAATCTGCAAATACATGTTGTGCTCTTGCAACACCAATAATAGTATCATTAACTAACTGCTGCCAACCCCCAATTTTTTCTGGCATACCATATCTAAATCGAACATTATCACCATCGACCCATACATTTTCTGCCTGAGTATCTGTGATTTGTTTATTAAAACCTGGTCTAAATGGTATTTTTCGTAAAGCCATAAGCCTATTTTACAATAAAAGTTATAAGTAGTATATAACTACTGATTGTTTCTTATTGGTGGAATTCCAAGCAATGGTCTTTTATCAAACTTATTTTTTTCAGCAAATGGCCCATTTCTATGATTGTAATGCAGAAATACTTGTCCACAAACTTGTCCTTCGAATGGTTCTCTCCAATGCTCTAATTCACATCCACTATATACTAACATATCTCCAGGCTCTAGTAAAACCTCAGTACCTTTGGGAGCGTCTGGTTTATGTATTTGTTTATATTCATCAATAACAGAATCTGCACCAGTACCGTCTATAAATATAGACCAAGGATCACCACCTAAGTTTAAAGTAGTAGATATCTCACAAGAAGGTCTATCTTTATGTCTTCTTAATATATCACCTTGTTTATATATCCGTGCATATGAATAAGTTGGTACTAAATCAAGTCCTGTTTCTTTAGCCATTACTGGTAACATCTTAACTAATAATGTTTCCATAACTTGATCTGCATAATGAGAATAAGTATTAGGAACTTGTTGATCTGTCCAAGTACCAAACATACCATTGTCATAAGTTATATTATTTTCGTACATCCATTTAACTGCATCACGTTTAAGTAAAAAATAGTTAAATATAAAATTAGCTAGTTCATAACTAACTGCTTTTTTGATTACTTGATATTTATTGAAAGCCATCTTGTATAAAATTAAAACTTACTGATATTCTTATATCATTTGATTTATTAGGTTCAACACAATGC